GATAGAACCATCTTGTGCAACGACATAGGTTGCAATAGGAGTATTTGACAATTCACTTATTGTTCCAGTTTCTTTACATACAAGAGCAATCGAATTTCCACCTGGTTGTGATTTAAAGATATGTGCTCCTGTAGCAAGTGGAGCATCTAGGAATATTGAAATTTCTGCAGCAGAAACACCTGTATCAATTGCCGATGTTAATCCTTTAAGAATTATCTCTCTGGCATTGATAACTCCATTATTTGTGATTGGATTTTTTACCGATATCAGATGATGTAAGTCATTTGCAGTTAATCCAGCAGTATTTTTAGATGTGGAACTCGTATAAGAATTGGACACAATCTTACCTTCTACTCCCATCATCATAGAAGCACCACAAGCACTCGCAGTGGACGCAATTCCAACACCACTTAAGTTTGCTGCAACATATCCAAGTTTGAATGATGGATTTGCTACCCATGGAGTATTATACTTATTTGAATAATGAGCATGATGGAAGAAAATCATATCTCCATTGATTGGATTTTCTATTGCATACCTTTGCTCACCAGCACCCAACCAACGATAATTAATTTGGAATACATTTAGTTTAGTGGTATCTAATGTAACACCAGAAGGATTGGTTGTTCCACCAACACCAGTTAATGTATCAAGATTCCAATCTTCTTGATAAGTCCAGTCTTCTATTGGATCTGCACCAGTTTGCACTGTTGAAAATGTTCCAACTGCTCCAGTTGTTCCTGGATTGAATGAAAATGTCCCAGTCTGCTCTCCAGTAGAATTTGCTAAGAACAATATATCATTATCTCTTTGCTCATCAATATGTGAAGCAAATGTGTTTAATGCAATACTTGCTGCTGTTGCAGATGTAATACCAGAATCATCCGATAAAGTTACATTATAAGGTGTTCCATTTAAAGTAACCGTTGCAATTCCTGAAGAACTTGATGCTGTTGTAATTGTAAGTTTTCTAATCTCTGCCTTAGAACCATATTGTCGTAATATACCAAATCTTCCGTTAGTATTAAATCCAACTTGGAGTGCTGATTCTTGACTAAAAAATCCTGCTCTAAGGGTTACACCTTCAGTTGGATTTAAAAAGTGTGCAGTGAATCTTGCAACACCACCCTGACCCGGACGATATCTTAAAAATCTTTTTGTCCTCACAACGCCATAACCATAAGCACTTGTTCCAGTTTCGGCAATAAACAAACTATCTCTAGTGGTTGCTATTCCACTTGTAAAAGTGAAAGTTTGAAAATTGTTTGATGGAAGACCATAAATTGGGTCTAACTGAACTACTGGTGTTAGTTCTGCAGTTGCATATTCTCCAAAAGAACTTCTTCCAGTAGCACCTTCATTAATAATATTTCCATACTGATCTGCCTGAAGATAAACCTCATGAAGAGTTCTTTCCTGATTCAGGTAGTCTTGTTTATTTTTATTCCATTGGGCCATAATTTACCTCAAAGTTCAGTTTTCCAAGTCAATGCTTCTGGTTGATACCTCTCTACAGATTTCACTCTGTAATTTTTATTTGCTTCTATTACTGGATAGATGTTATGAACAATTCCACCAGGATACTCATTTTGAATGTGTTCTGCCAACTCTTCTCTAGAAGGAAGACCCTTATGCTCAGTAGCAAACTGTAAACGGTAAATTTTACCTTCCCAAACTACATCAGCATAAAAGTTTTCTTCATTTGTTTGTTCTTGTTCTGGTTGCCCATTCATGTAAAGATTGCCAGTAAAATCACCAGCAATGTTTACGCTTTCTGAAAGGGTTTCTTTTTTAGATTCGTTTATAAACTCTTTAAAATTTTTCATATCAGCAATTCCAAGCCCTCAAACTTTTATTGATTCTGCTATCTGGATCATTAGCAGTTTTGGAAGAAGTCAGTTTCTTCTTCATACCTTTCATTCTTGCACAGAATGATTTTCTACGAGGATTACCAACTTTCTTTGATGGTGCCTTTAGATCAGAACCAGGATTCTCTCTTTCATAAGACTTACGACCTTTTTCATTCAATCCACCTGATTCGGACTTACCAGACTTTTTGGTCCAGGCAGCACCTTCAGTTACCTGAAGTAAAGGTTGTCCTGGTTCATAATCAGAAACCATAAAGTTATAAACTTTTGCTCCTGGATAAACTTTACTAATTTCGTTCTGTACTTCTGCTTTATTAGGAACTTTTGTATGAGGGAAGAAAATTCTAATGCTGTAGTATCTTCCTCTCCACCCAAAATTAACTGCAACAATGTTTCCAGTTTTTGCTGGAAGTCTTACTGCTTCTTCAATTTCTTCACCCATTGGTTTTACATAGTTCTTATTTGGTCCTGGTTTTGCAGCACTACCACCACGATACCTCTTAGTTCCACATTCACAAGGTTCTTTACCACACTTAGAACAGCAAGATTCAGAAACCAAAGGATTTTTAATTAAATCAATCACTTCAGCAAAAGTGTTTCCGTTTGCATCTTCAATAGTAATGTTTTCGCCATAAAGTTTTGGACCTTTTGATTTTTTCTCTGCTGCTGCTTTCTCTCCGGGATTAGAAGTGTTTCTAGCAAGATTACCAATCTTTGCAGCACGTTTTTCTTTGTTGTGTGCTTTTGGATCAATAGTAAATGAACCTTCTTTTACACAACGGTTATAAGTCTTGCCGAAGAGTTTTTGAGTCCCTGCTTTCCTGTAACCTTTCCAACACTTCTTACCTGCTTCATCAAGTTCTACAAATCCATTTGCTTCTAATGCAGCAATTTGTGCAGGACTAAACTCTTCTTTCTTAGTAGAATTTCCCCAGTTATCTGCACCTTTCTTACGACACTTTACTAATGCGCCAGAAGCATAAGCACTTGGCCAAACTTTATACCGTGACTTGACCTTATGATAGCAGGCATCTTTCTTACCTTCTTCTACTGTTATTGGTTCAGCATTATTGTCCCAATAACTTGTTCCATAAGCGCAGTCAGATCTTTTTTCTGCTTTCTTACACTTAGGACAATAGCGAAGTTCTTCTTTTGCTTCAGTTGCCACGTTCTTTGCCTTCCCTCTTCTATCTGGATTTGGATCTTGACGGTTCTTGCGGCGAAATGCTGCTTCCTCTTCGTCTTTATTAAGGTTTCTCTTCATCTTTGAAGATCCACACTTTGGTTTTGTGGTTTGTCCTGGTTGTTTTGCACAGGGTTTTCCTGCATACTTACCACCCAATTGAACCCAACCAGGAGTTCCATCAGAAGACTTGCTCTTACTAAACCAATCTCTTAAAGAACTATCTCCACTTTTATTACCTTCACTAAGCATAGGTAGTAAGTATTATCTACAATTATTATTTATTCTTCTTCTTTGTTCTGCTTTAGAAGTTTAGATAATTCGGCAGTAGAACCCACAAATAAAGCATTGGTAACATTTGTGGGTCCTTTCTTTGTATTATCCTCCTCAAGATCCTTAAGTTTCTTTTGAAGGTCTAATAACTTATCTGTAGCATCACCAACACTTTTAATAAGTTGTCCAGCAACCTCATAAGCACGGGCAGAATCACTCTCTTGTGCAAGTTCTAAAACTCCATCAAGTGCTTCCTGCCCCTTCTCAATAATAGAATAAAGATTACCCCTCGTATAATTGTAATCCTTATCAATGTCTACAACAACATCTTTGACTTTATTACTAAGATCTTTTGCTTCAACTTCAACTTTTTTTAATTCCACTGGTTCTTCATCCTTTGTATTAAAAACTTCATTCAGATTTTCAAATTGATCTTTCATAATCAGAATGTAGTGTCAAATCCAAAATTATCTCCAAATTCTATAAGGTCGTTATCTGCAGATGTTATGAGTTTGACATCAGTTCCTAATACATGCTGTGTAATTGGTGTTCCGTAAGAACCTCTTTCCACTTGAATCTGTGTACCATCAACAGCAGTAACTTTCATGGTCTCTCCGTCAATAGTAATGTATTCATTTACAACAAGTTGAGAAGCATCAACTACATTAAATGTATCGGTAGAAATTTCTAAATCACTAGAAAGTGTTGTTGCTACATTATTGGTGTAACTCTGTGTTGCAACAGGTGTTGTTCTATAAGTAACATCTCTGATAGAAGCATTTGAATCTCCAGCAACAAATCCAATAGATGCTTTTTTGATAATATCTTTGGAAGAATCTGAAGGAACTGGTCCAAACAGATAAGTTTTTGCAGTAAATCTAAGTGTGTAAATTAATGCCCTTCTAGAACTAAAATCTCCCTCATAATCATCATCAAAATTGATATTTGTCAAAGTAAATGGAACATCTTTTTTTTCTCCAATAGAATCAACCAAATCTATAGTTACAGTATATGCTGGTTGAAAGTATGGAAGAATTTGCTCTATAATTTGCAGAGCATCATCATTTTGCTTGGTCATAATGCTCAGTTCAAATTCCATGTTATATGGAACAGGCATAAAAACTTTAGCAACTTTAGAGTTGTCAGTTTTTAATGGAACTAAAAATGATTGAGTAGCAGTTACTTTTCTTGCAGAATCATAATTAAGACCTGTGAACTCAAATGACATTCTTGGTAAAGTAATTTGAGTTGGATTATTTAAATCGTCTGGAGACTGATTTAATCTCGCAAGAAATTTTTGAGTAGGTCCGTATGCTAGAGGAACTTTAATTTGTGATACAATTTGGTTAGAACTATTTCTTTGCTTAATGATAATATTATTGAACAGAGTTCCAAAACCAATTACGGTTCTTCTAAGAATCTCGTGATAAAAATACTCAAACATTTTCTCTCGTTAAAATAATTTTTTAAGGCATTCCAAACGGATTTTTTTCTGTAAAATCTAAAATACCATCTGCTTCAGTTTGAATTTGATAATTATCTTCATACTGACCAGCTTTATTGGTAGAATCTCCAGAATCTGCTAGGTTATCTGTATTTAGTATTCTTAGTGCGTAAGATGCCCCAGATTCATCTCCAACTAAGAATTCCCCATTTGTAAAGTCTCCATTTATGTTGGCAACTTCAAGAATATTTGTGACAGCATTCCAAGATTTGACCCTTCCAGTAACTCCACTAGACGAACCAGTAACAATTTCATTGTAAGTATAAGTTCCAGAACCTCCGAGAGAAGTTGGATCTGCAATTACAACTGTCGGAGTTTCAGTATATCCATAACCAGCATTAATAATTCTTACTTCCGTTATTGTTCCTGCTGCACTTACAACTGCATATCCTTGAGCAGAAGTGGAACCAACACCAACAAAAGATACTGTTGGTGTTGTTATGTATCCACCGCCACCATTAGTAACGGTAATAATTCCAACTACACCGTCATTAATGTATGCAGTTGCTTCCGCTCCAGATCCTGGTTCCCCATCAGTAAAGAAAAGCACTTTAGGTGCTACAGTGTATCCAGAACCTGCATTTCTAAGTTCAACACCTTGAACCATAAGTTTAGTCTTATCATCTGGGGTGCAAGAAATAAGACCACCAAGCATAGTTGCAACACCAACAGCAGTTGTTCCTCCAGATGGAGCTGCTGAGAATGCCACTCTAGGAACTTTAAGGTAGTCCTTACCTCTATTAGTTACATCTACATACTGAACACCACCATTTACTATACCTGTAATTGCGGTTGCAGTAGAACCTGCACCAATCATTTGCAGTGTCTGAATGTAACCAATATCTTTGGTATTGTCATCAATAAATTCCACATCAGTATCAATATCTTCGTCTTGATACCTGTAAAGTTCACACTTCAACTCATAGACATAGTTTTTCTTAAGTTGATAAAATGGTTGTTCATGCTCAACATACTTAATTTCAAATAATCTATCTCCTAGTGGAAAATAAATTAAATCACCTTCTTTTGGTCTACTAGTAAGTTTTGCGTCTGGTATATCTTTTGATAATGGTCCAATATAATTTTCATACCTCTCTTTAGAAATAATTAAAGTTAAATCATCAATGTCTTGTATTCCAAATTTTGAGAGAAGAGTTCCTTGTCCACCATATCCATCATAGTTATCCACATAAGCTTCAATTGGATAAGCATTTCTGAATTCTGACTCAACAACTTCTTTCATTATAGTTTTTTCAGTCACGTATCTTCTAGGAAGATAGTAGACTTCTACACCATAAATTTTTAACTGTTCGTTGATTAGATCCTGAACAAGACCCTGCTCTCCTCTTGAACCCTGAAGAAAAAATGGATTTAGCATTTGTTTATCCGATCATGTCTAGGGGTGGAAGTTCATAAGTAGAAGACATTTGGTCCATGATTATGTCAAGTTCCCTTTGACCATCATCATACATTTGTCTTCCATTTAGTTCTACTCCACCAGGAAGTTTGACTCCCTGGAACTTAATTAAGTTTTGACCCCATTGACGCTTAATTAATGACGTAAGATACTTTTTAAGGAATGAATCATTCCATACTTGAGAATAATCATTTGGATTCATCATTCTATAGCAATCAATTACAAAATAATCTCCAACTGATACACTTGACCAATCAATATCTAAATATAATCTATCTTGTCTCTTGTTAAATCTTATTTGCTTTTGAGTGTTCAATAAGAAATCAATGTCTTCCAAGTATGTCTTAGTCATCGCATAAGTTAAAAGTTCTGTAGAACCCCAATAGTAAATATCATTCAAGAATAATTGGTACTTAATACTAAACATTCCACTTGAAATAGAATTTGAACCATCATAGGTAAAAATTTTATTTACTCCAATTACAGAATCTGGAACTTGAAGATAATTGCTATTTTCGTAATAAGTAAATGTAGTTCCTGCCCCAACAGCAGAAACCGATGAAATGCCTACACCAGATAGACCTTTTGCTCTTCCCCTATCAATATCATCTTGAGTTACTTGGTACTTTAAAAAGGTAGGATATACTCCATCAAAGTGCCTTTCTTGGAAATATTGAACGGCATCATCTACAAGATCTTCAATTTGCTCTTGAGCAACATTAATTTCTAAAACTGGTGCTCCCAGTTTTCTTAGGCAGTAATCTATTAACTCTTGTCTTGTAGATGGTTGTGCCATTATAGTTTAAATACGACTTCTTGTTGTTTGAAATATAATTTTAGATAAGACTTTGCTACATCTCTCAAAGTATCTAAATCCTCTATACTATCTATGTCTCTAGAAATCTTCTCATATTCAAAAGATTTAGATACTGTATCCAATTCAATTTCATTTGGATTCATTTGCAATACTCCTCAATAAAGATTTAATTTCACTAAGATCTTCTTTCATTGAGGAAACCTCTTCTTGAAGATCTTTTATTTTTTTAGTTTCGGATAGTTTTTGTTTATAGGACTCAACATACTTTTTATAGTTTTCATAATCTGTATTAACTATCCCATTAGAGTCAACTTCTCTAATGAGATAGTCTTTATCCTTTACTTTAATGTAATCCATAATTACAACTTAGGTTTAATTGTAGCGATTGCTCTCAAGTCTTTAACTTGAGGAACTAACGCTTGATTTTGACTTGCCATTACAATTTTAATTGCAAAAGCATTAAATTCGGGCAAATCATCCACAGAATATTCATAATCTTTGAAAGTGGGATCATCTCCAAAAATAACTTTAGAATCATTAGTTCCATCACTTTCTCTAGTATCAATTACCCTCTTAATTCCATCACCATCAATTCTATAGTTGGAGAATCCAGGGAACAATTCATAATTCATTGCAGATTCTGGAGCATCATCTCTATAAAGTTGATAAAGAACTCTAATGTCATTATCTCTCATGTGTGATGCTTTCAAGAGAACTTTAATTGAGTTTGCTGGAATTTTCAACCTAACTGGTTTTGAGAGATAAATGCAAGCATGGTCATCATCATTAATACTTCTAACTAAAGTATTGTCCTTATAATTAGCAGTTTCATTCACTCCTCCAGTTGGACTGTTGATGAGGTTTGATGTCAAGACCACGCTAGTTTGAACCGTATCTATCACTGGAGACACTCTAGAATCAGTAGTGTTTAAATCAACTTCGATGGAGAGTGAACGATTTCCTGGAGATTCGGTAATAAATCTACTTTCATTTTCTTGGGAACAAATTAAACAAGGTGCTCCTAAGTAATTAATTTCATTCAAATTGAGATTTTGGAAACCATTATCAACAAATGATTTTTCACTGCCAGAAATACTAGTACCACTAAATGTTCTTATTCTAGATTTAAGTGATGTCTTTCCAGGAAGTATGTTTGCAATATTTGGAACAATTGATTCATACTGAATGTTATTAGAAAGATAAGATCCAGTTCTTCCCGTTCTTTCGGTATCTGCAAAATACAATTTGGATGTAATAGACCTATCCTTTCCAATCACATTATTATCAAAATCTGTATCCGAATTATCAATCTTAATAAAGTAAGAATTAAGTGTAGTGGGATGATTGACACGATCAACTTCTGCAAAATTATGAACTTTATTAATTCTTCTTAAAGAAACTCCATTAAATTCATACTTTGCAACTCTTGTTCCCGAAGAGTAACTAATTGCCAATGTGCCATCAATTCCTCTTTGATTTACTGTAAGAGTATTTCCACTTACAGATGTATATTCCATCACTTCATTCCCAACAATTACATATCCAGGATAAGTTCCACTAACTGTTTGTCCTTCAAAAGTTTCAAATCCAGATACAGAATCTAAAGGCAATGTAGTGTCTGTACTAGTAATATCAGATGAAAGAGCACTATTAACTTCAGAAAGAAGTGGTCTTACTTTTTCAATCTTCACATAATTTTCTGAAGAATGCATTCCATGATTCAAGTGACTAATCTTCATGTGAAGACCATCGTAATAAGGATCATTTATAATTGAAGAAATTGTTGCTCCAGTTGATACGTCTGTTCCTCCCCCATTAGTATAGAAAATTGAATTAATTCCAACTTCAAATTCTCCTTGAACGTTATCAATGATTAATGTATTACTAATTGCGGAAATTGAAGTAACTCCAACTTTTCCACCAAATCCAACATCAAGTCCAAATTCTCTAGATGGTAAAGAAAGAACATCACCAACTAAGTAGTTTAATCCACCACTAGTAATGGTTGCCGTTCCAATTCCTGAGGAATCTATTTCCAAAGTAGCAATAGCACCAGTTCCATCTCCAGTATCAGTCTGCAATTCAACACCAGTAAATGTTCCACTAGTATAACCAGTTCCTGTATTAATTACTGATAAAGTAGTTACACTTCCAGCAAGACCAACTAAGTTTCCAGTTGCAGTTCCTTGAACTAAGGAAGCACCTTCAACAAGACCAGATGCATCGTAACCATCGGAACCTAAACCAACAATAATTTTCTTGGAAAGAGGTAAGAATTGATTAGTTCCAGTTACAGTTACTTTTTTATTTCCAACGCCAAGTTTTGGATTAAAGAACTTGACAAGACCTGGATTAGTAGTAAAGTCTGCTCTATACAGTCTGTACTTCATATCCTCCAATTGAGATGGAGTCCAAGTAGAACCATTTTGAGACTTAAACAAACTACCCAATGTTGGTTGCTTAGAAATTTTTATCCCAGTCTGGATGTCATCTTGTCCCAATTCTGCAATGTATACTCTATAATTAGGACTTCCTGATAAAAGAACTACTGAGAATACTGAACTTTGTTGACTTGCAATTGGTGCAGAACGAACTTCAAGACTTTGTGGTCCAGGAAGATATACTGGGGATGGGAAAGTGAACTTAGTTGGAACACTACCATCAGCAGAAAGAACTACTTGATCGGGATCAAGAGTAACTTCCGAGAAGGGAACAACTTCATTGCTAGGAACACCAGCAATCATTGGACGAATTTGAAGTGTTACAGGAAGTTCCTCATCTTTAGTTTCAAAGAATACTTCAACATCAGTTAAGAAAATTCCAGTATTATCTCTAACATAGAAAGACTGTGCTAGTGGATCGTGGTTTTCCCAAACAGCAATCTGACCACCACCACCACTTCCTGGAGTAGTTGTGGTTGTAGTAGTTTCAGTAGTTGTAGTTGTATTTGTTGTTGTATTTGTAATAGTAGTTGTATTTCTATTGAACGAACTAAGAACTGTTACGTTTCTAGTTGTGAGAATATTTGTTTGAGTTATATTAATAGTTCCCGCAGATGTGAATTCTGCTTCACCTCCACTTTCAGTAATTCTTTGATTTGGTGTAAATTCATTGAATACTTGATTCAAATTGCTTAAAGAAGGAGTATCAATAAGAGTGAAAGTATTTTCACCATTAATCCATCTTGGATTTTCAGGTACATTTGGATTTACGATAAACAATGATCCAATAAGTCTTCCACTATTATCAGAGATTAATCTTGTAGATTTAATTTCTGCTACAGCACCCGAATCTTTACCAATTAACCTCATATTTTCCTCAATCCAACCATAATATTCAGTTTCTTCTGGTAATTCCAGAGACCTTGTATCTACATTGAGAAGTGTAGATGATGCTGTATATGAGTTTTCAAATGACTGTAAAGTATAAGGATTCAATTTAAAAACAGTTCCATCTCCAGTTCCATCAAATGGACCTGACTTATGATTTGGAGTGCATAATCTAAATGAAATTTCTTTAGAGACGTTTCTTACTGGATCACTAATTACAGTTTCTCCTACAGTAAAACTACCAGAAATCATCTCAATTTCTAATAATTTTGGAATAACGTAATTGCTTACATCTATACCCTCAAAGAACGGATAAAATCTTGTTCTTGGTCTTAATCCAGTAGTATCAAACTCAATGTTTCTACTTCTAAGGAATCTAACTTCTTCAGTAAAGTTCTCAGTTGATGTTTCAGTATTTGTATCTGTTATAATTTCTTCTGGAATTATAATAGTTGATACATCACTAGTTGTTTCTGTAGATGTAGTAGTTTCTACACTAGTGTTAGTTTCTGTGACAGTAGTAGCACCAGTTGAAGGTATGAAGTTTATAACAGCTCTTCTTTTCCAATTTTTAGTATCAATAGCAGTTAAGAATTGAGTAGCAGCATCTGGAGGAAGAAGTTGATTGATTAGGTCTCTATCTGCTTGTTTGACACTAGATTTCCATACATTTAAATGAATTATATCAGTACCAATGACGGACTTTCTTTCACCTGCTCCAGAACTTCTAACATTAGATGAGTTTTTATTATTGTCAACTACTATACGTAATCCACCCAGTTTCGCTCTTTTGGTGGAAAGTGTTGAGGAAAGGTTATTAACAATGTCTCTTGCATTTTGAATCCAATCAAAAGGAGCAATTCCTGTTTGAGGAACAGGTTGAACTTCACCTGCACCAACGAAAACTTCATTGTCTACAGTTACATTATTAACAACGGTTATGTTTTCATCTTCTCTCTCAACGCGATTAACGACTTCTTGAGTAGCATTTGTTTCTCTAGCAACTTCATCAAACCAAACATCAACTGGAGGATTAAGTTGAATACTTCCTTGCCAGTACCTAACTAAGAATGGAGTAACGCTTTCAGTTTTAGTTCCGTATGGTTGTTCAAAGTAAAGAACAGAATCATAGTTTAGAGTAACCAAATCACCAGTCTTTCTAACATTTACAGATCCTAAATCAGATACAAAACTAGAATCTGCATTTGGTGTAAATGTGCTAGTAAATCCCTCAATGACTTCTGAACCTAATTGAAGATCTAATGAAGTTGTATAATGTCTTGGTCTTAATGCATTTGATGATGTGTCAATTGCTGCTTTAAAATTGGGATTAATTAAATCGTGATAAGCATGATTGCTAAAATTATCTACGAAGAATCCGCACTTAAATCTGTCCAATCCAGTTTCTGCGTCTCTAATCATAAAGTTTTCAGTTTTAGACTCAAGCATAGAAAGAGTGGTAAATCTTTCTACTCTATGAATTCTATCTTCCAATAATGAGATGTCTTGCATTCTATATCTTTTATGCACCGACATCAACACATTTATGTTCTTTGTATTGAATACAAATGGAGGAATGAATACTGTAGCAATACTCAATCCAGTAGATATAGATTCTGCTGGTTGTGGATTTGCCGATGGTTCTCCAGAAAGAATCTGGAACTGTCCATCGGGATTTAAGAAAATAGTATCAATTCTACCAACATAATACTCATAATCCAGAAGAATATTTTCATCAGGAACTAAAATATACTCAGAATACTGCCCA